GGGTACTCTTCTGTGATTGTGATTATCTTTTTCTCTCTGATGTATGCGAGGTATTTGATTACTGTGATAACGACTATGCAGTTATGTGCGTCAAACATAATTATCATCCTGAAGAAGCCATCAAGATGGATGGAATGTTACAACAAGACTATAACAAGAAGCTCTGGTCCTCCTTTGTCCTCTACAACTTGGACCATCCCGCGAATGATAGATTAGATGAGGTAATGGTAAACAGTGAAACAGGTGCAAACTTACATAACTTCTGCTGGCTTGACAGTGATGACCAGATTGGTAGCTTACCTCATGGTTGGAATTTTATTCCCGGTGTTAGCCATGGGATTAATGATGTTAAGGCTGTGCATTATAGTCTTGGTGGTCCTTGGTTGGACGGTTACCAAGACAGTTCGTATGCTGAAGAGTGGGAAGAAGAACTTGATCACTTTGAGTTTAGTTTAAGTAGTTTCAGAAAAATAGTGGAGATCTTTTAGTATGAGTAAGTATGACATTGTAACATCTTTTAATCCTGATGGGCTGGATCTATACGGTAGGAACATGCTCAACTCTTACAAAGAGAACTGGGCAGCAGGTAACACTAAACTACATGCGTGGTACCATGACTTTGGAGACACGCCTTTCTATCTTAGGTTCAATGAACTAGAGATACCAACTGAACGAATCAACTACTGTAATCTCAATAATGTACAGGACATGATAGACTACAGAGAGAAGATGGAGACACACAACGGTACAGAAGGTGGGAAGATTAAATACAACTGGAGACTGGACGCTATCAAGTGGTGTCACAAAGTCTATGCTCTGACAGAGACAGCTTCTGATCCACATATCATACAGGAGAAAGACTGGCTCATCTGGTTAGATGCAGATACCACCACGCACTCTGAAATAACCAGTGAGTTTCTTGACAGTATCTGTGATGAGCAGTATGACATTGTACACTTGGGACGCACTGCCATTGATTATAGTGAGACTTCTTTTATTGCGTTCAACCTCAAGGGCAGACCTGCCAAAGATTTCCTAGCAGACCTGCGTGAGACTTATGATAACTGTGAAGTCACTGCGTTTAGAGAGTGGCACGATGGGTTTATTTTTGAACGGTTGCTCAAGCTGCACCAGTACCATGGGTTGAAAGCTCTGAACCTTACGCCCAACGTCACTGATCTCAATGCCTTTGCAACATCTGTTCTGGCTCAGAAGATGCAACACTTCAAGGGTAACCAGAAGCACGGTGTATCTGGAGATGTAAGTCTAGAATCAGCGCAGAGGTACAAGCAGATCTCTGAGATGATCAGCTTCTACAAGTGTGCCAGCTTTATAGAGACCGGGACATACAACGGGGGCAGAGCTATTCAGATGGCAGAGGCAGCGTTTGCTCACGCTGACAAGGTAACCTATACAGGGTACGATCTGTTTGGCACCACCACTCCAGAGCTTAACAAGAAAGAATTTAATTCCAAGGCTACCAATACAGTTGAAGCTGTAACCGAGAGACTTACAGAGTATGCTCTGGAGAAGGGCAAGAGTGGTAAGACTTTTGAGTTTGAGCTTATCGAAGGGAACACAACTAAGACCCTGAAGGGTAAGCCCACCGCTGACTTTGTGTTCATTGACGGGGGCCACTCGTATGACACAGTGTCACATGACTACAAGCAGTTGAAGCACAACAAGATTGTTGCACTGGATGACTACTTTACCAAGGACGCAGACGAGAAGGAACCAGCAGAAGAACATCAAGGTGTCAACAAGTTATGGGAAGAGAAGGTTAACAGTAGAGAAGATGTTAACAAATATCTTATCCCCTCTAATGACCCCGTGCTAGGAGGAGGTATCACGCACCTTGCACTGATAACAGATCTCTCTCTTCCTAAGTACAAAGCCAGAGTTCCTATTGTTGTACGTCCTCAAGACTGTGTACCCTCTGAAGATATTCAGAACAACATCAAGGCTAACCTACCTAAGATTGACAACTGGATAGACGAGAAGTGTAGAGTCAATAACGAGATTATCTTTGTGGTTTCTGCTGGCCCATCTCTGGATGTTGAACAAATCAAGCAAGACAAAGAGATGTTAGAGGAGGGAAACAGAAGTGTACGTATTGTCTGTGTTAAGCACGCACTACCTATGCTTATGGAAAAGAACCTTGTTCCTTGGGCGTGCACATTACTGGACCCTAGACCAGTGGAGGGTGTATCCACGCATGGTGTAGTCAGGAGCACACTGTTTGACAGCATCAGCCCACGTACTCACTTCTGGGTGGCGTCTATGACTGACCCATCTGTGGTGGATCTACTCCAAGAAAGAGGTGCGCACATTGTAGGGTGGCACGCTTACTCAGAGGCGGTTAAGAACGGTATAGAGGGTTCAGGAAAGGATGCTCTGATGATCACGGGAGGTACCAACGCTGGTCTTAGGACCATAGGCATTGGACATACACTAGGCTTCAGAGAGTTTCACCTCTATGGATTTGACATGAGCCTCAAGGAACCACCACCAGAGGTAGAGCAGCAAGCCAAGGACGAGGAGAACAGACCTAAGTTTATCAATGTATCTGTGGGAGACCAGAGTTACTGGACCACTGGTGAGCTATTGGCTGGAGGACAAGACCTAGAAAAGTTATTTAAGACTGCTCACGAAATGGACGTTAACCTGCAGTTCAAAGGCACAGGAATGGGAGCCAAGCTATGGGAAATAGAGGGACCTAAACCAATGAAAGGATACTCAGCATGGGGGATGTAATCAAGTTTACAAATTCTACAATGGTGAACACTGATGGAACTCTTAACCAAGAGGGAAAGGAACAAGCGTTGCAGCATATTGAGAAATGTGCTAACCTTTTACAAGAAAGAGTAGATAATAAAGAGGTAGATGGAGCAGTCATGCTCTTGTTCAAGGACGGTGACCTCACTGAAGATATAATGGCAGGGAACATCAGGTCTACCTCTCTTTTGTTTGTCCTTGAATATATTAAACATCAAATCATAACAGGTGCTGAACTATTTACTGAGGAGGTGATCGAAGATGATTGAAGCAATTATGTTACACAAAGCAGAGATCATTGAGGCAGTCATGGGTATTGTTGTAGTTGCCAGTGTTATCGTTGCTGGTACCAAGACCCCTGATCCTAACACTGTAATGGGTAAGATATACAAGGTAGTCGAGTGGGCTTCTCTTACCTTTGGCAAGGCCAAGCAAACAGGTGATAAGCCAGTCGAGAAGATAGAAGTTAAGGATGCTTAACAATGCTATCTCTTGTAGGTAATCTTCTTGGTTTCTTTACCAAAGTTATTCCTATGCTGTTTGCATGGAAGGCAGGTAAAAGTTCTGCGGAGAAAGCTGTGCTTGAGCAAGCGTCTGAGATAGTGGAGAAAGCTAATGAAGTTGAAAGAGAGCTTGATCAGCTTAGTGATGATACTATTACTAAGCAGTTGCGTAAGCGTTGGCTCAAGCAAAAGTAATTGTAGTTGGGTGAAGCCTATCTATCTAGAACAAGAGGACAGGCTTACCCCTTCTACCTCCCGAAACATTCTAATTCACAACGAAACGTGGGAAAAGGTGTGCTCCTGAGAAATTTTCCTCTCTGAGAAGCCCTGTGAGTGGGGTTAGAGGAGGTCTCTGGTACCCACCCACCAGAAAGATAGCTAATCTAACCAGTGAGCTTCCTAGGTACCCTAGCGTTTAAATGGCGCTCCCGGCAGGACTCGAACCTGCAACCTACAGATTAGAAGTCTGTTGCTCTATCCATTGAGCTACGGAAGCTAATATAACTCTCCTTTACTTTGCGGATCAATCGTCTGAAGTCTCCCAAACTTATCGTATGTTATGTGAGCAGCTTCAGTGGTGCTCATAACTCTACCGTCTGACCCTATCACTTCAGTTGTAGTAATATGTTCTACTCCCGTTGCATTTTTTAGGGGAACAGTGGCATGACTAACAAAATTATGTACAGGAATTAAAGAGGACACGGGATCTACTGGAGGTACGCTCATTCCATGCTAATCCCAAAGTCATCAGTGAACCCAGAATCTTGAAAGCCATTACCTTCCAGCGGAGGGGTGAGGTATGTCAGGAGAACTTCACAAGCTTCCATAACTCCTCCGTCTGCTGTGTCTTTTTTAATCTGTCTTAGGACTGCACTGGCTACCTTCTCTGCCATGTTCTCGTCCATGTTTACTACATACGTTGTCATCAAGCTGCTCCTATATCTACGACCTCACATACGCCACCAGCACATGCAAGTTCTTGTGATCCAGTTGTGGTGTCTCCCTGTTCGTACATCTGTAGCTCTGTCCAGTCAATAACAGGCGGCATGTCTTTGAGCAGTGCACTATAGTCCTCTTTCTTTATATCTTGGTAAGGTGCTTGCTTATAAGAATGATCAGAGAACGGGAGGAAAGAAATACCAGACAGAGAATCAAAGTGATCCCAACACCAAGACCCTACCTCTAACCATTCGTTCTCCTTGACAGAGATTGTAACAGAAGGCTTGTGCTCACAGTAGTTGTCAGCGATCTTGAGCCAGAGTTCCAGCTGTTCAATTGCACTGAGACTATACCTTGTAATGGCGTGCTCTGGACTCTTCATAGGAAAAGAGAACACAGTTACACTGTCAGGTGCCGTGAAGTCTGGCTCTGCTGGCACACCCTTGTCTTTCATAAACATGGTCAATGGATCTTTGTTGTCTCCCCTCACTGTCCTGATATAGAACGGGTTGTGTCTGGCGTGTATACCAGAGGCAGCATCAACAAGCTGAGACACAGTACCGGAAGGCTTGACGCAGGTAACAGCTGCACTCTGCTTGATGCCTAGCTTCTCTGCCAGCTTCTTGTTAGTCTTAACAGCTACATCTCTCAACTGTTGAAGGGCTTCTGGAGAAGCATCGTACACAGCGGGGCAGTCCATGATCCCTGTAAGGGACACACCTAGTAACCGCTCCTCCTCTGTGGTATCCTTCCACCGCTTACGTAGGTAACCAAAGTCTGTCAGGGTAGACTGGAATGTACCAAGGATGGTGGCCAGCCTGATCTTTTCTTTCAGAGTAGCAATGTCATCCTCTGCTCTACAGATAACCTCTGACAGATTACAGAACTGATAGGGGCGTAGGATAATCTCACAGCAGGGGTTGGTGCCAAAGTCTATGTCACCGTCACGCCTACCGTTGGACGCTGCCTTCACCTGTGCAGATGCACGGTTAAAGATACCACGCTCTCCGCTCTTGCTCTCGTACAGGGAGAGCCACTCTCTCATAAAGATACCCATGTCAGGCTTCTCTGTGTAGCAGACAGAGTTATTGGACAGTGCTCTCTGTTGGTTGTCCACCCACCAGTCACCGCTCTTAGCCTTACGCATACGCTCATCTGTCAGGTTAGAGAGGGAGATCAGAGCAGACCTCCTGACCCCACCTACCACAACCACCTGACCTACCTTGCACATGATATCGTGACACTCTATGGAGGTAAGCTTTCTACCCTTGGCTTTCTTAAAGGTCTGAATTGTAAAGTCAAACAGTTCTTCCAGAGGTGCAGGACCAGACGCCCTTCCGCCAAAAACCTTGAGCCTTGCACCAGCGGGGCGTATCTTGCTGGTGTCTATCTTAGGTATCCGGTTGGTATATAGGAGAGAGATAAGATCTCGTAGTCCTCTGGCCCAGCCTTCCTTGGAGTCGGTGACAGAGATAACGTCATCACTCTCCTCAAACTCTTGATCAGGTATGGTGGGTAGCTTGGCAATGTACTGACGTTCCACTGAGAAACCTACACCTGTCCCGTTCATCAGGATATACAGGCACTCGTCAAAGGAACGGGGTGAGTCAACCGGGAGGTAAGAACAGTTGTACCCTGCCACGTTCTCTCTTGCCAGAGCAGGACCAGCTGTCATCAGTGCACGCATAGAACCTAGCACCTTGAGACTGAGCATTGCGTCCCTGAGTTCTGCTAGTTCTTTACCAAACAGATCATACGAATAGTTTTCTTTTAAGTGATCTACCATAAAAGAAAGATACCTATCAATAGTTTCTTCCCATGTCTCTCTCCGGTTCTGGTCTTCTAACCAGCGTGAGTAGCGAGACATATGAATAAAAGATTGGTAGTTGGTAGGTAGGGTTACTTCACCATTCGTAGCTATCATTATCAACCTCCTCAGTTATAAACTCTAGCCAATACTCAAACTGTTTGATGGTGTACTCACTAGCAACGGGGCTAAGATCTGCCAGCTTTTCGCCATCAAATATAAGTTCATCACCACGCATTTCAAGTAGAGGGCTAGTCATTGTAGTTAAAAAGTTCTGGATATTTTTTGGTCAGGTCAGACCGAATAGACCAGTAAACTGTTTTGGAAAACTCAAACGGCTCAACCCATACCTTGACATTCTTTAGGCCCATGTCTTGGTATGTCTTGCGTAGCTTTCTACATAAGAACTCTGACGCTTGCTTCTCTCCTAGATAATCTCTCATGACGCACCTTCTTCTAAGAGTTGCAGCTGAAGTTCTATGTAATGCTTCGCCTTCTCAAGGTCTTGAACATTTGAATTGACCGAATACCTAGTGACATATTTTACTACATTACCCATAAGAAAACCAAGCTTGTTAGACTCAATGTACACAACTGGTTGAATAGTACAGTTTTTATAGTGGTCACCACCCACCTGCTTATCCGTTGGTTTCTCCATTAATTGATCCTTTCTCTTGAGTAGAATATATGTTTACCTATTTGTGTGAGCCGCTTGTAAGTGCGCGACCAGAAAGGTCTAACATATATTGCATGGTAATGTAAAGCTTTTTTTACAGAAAAGATTTCCACGCCCTCTGACAGGAGGGCAGCGGCAGAGAGTGCATCATGGTAAGCTACTGAATCTGTTACCTCTTCTGGCTTACCGTCGCACCAGTAACTGAACTCACACTTATGTCTAACAGGGTGACCATTGGCATGTACTCTGCCTTGGTGTACCACAGAACATACATCGTCAGGGAAGAGAGGGCTGGCAACTCTTTGCAGGATCACCTGACCCACTGCCAGCTGACCTGTGAAAGGTTCGCCCCTGCTCTCAAAGTAGATAGCCTCTGCCATACATATCATCTGCTTATCAAGAAACCCACGCATCTCTAGTTCAGCTATTGCGTGGGCTGTGGTTGGTAGTATAAGCAGAGAGATACTAATTAGAATCTTCATGTAGTATTGCATTGATCCTTTTCCGTACAAAAGTTTTCTCCTTAGTCTTGATTACCTGTCTTGCAAAAGATTTAAAAGCGTCTGGGTCTATACCTGCCAGTTCACATACACTGTCTCTGTCTTGCGCTGTCACCCCCACTGATGCAAAGATCCACGCCTCTGCCTGTGATCGGGCCAGCTGTATCTCCACGTTGTCATAACTTTGAGGTGGCTTGGTTGCGTCAAGAAGTTGCTGAAGAATAACACAGAGCCAGAGAACTCTCTCAGGACTGTGGTGATCGTGCACTC